ACAAGTACTACATGAGCTTATTTTTTTTCTATCACTAAATACTCTATTGTAAATCTTTAAGAATTCAACTTGGTTCTTACGTGTGATTACACTAGCATTTCTGTCATACCAGTTATGTAAAAAATTAAATTCCCATTCTGATAAACATTTTGGTTTTTTATAAGGTAGAAGCTTATTTAATTCTTCTTGTCTTTTATCACACCCGCAATCTTCACCAGCTAACCACTTAACTGCTTTCTTAATACCAGTTGCTTTGGTTATTTTTTCTATTGTATCACCAACTCCTTTAGAGTCTTCTTTATATTTCTTTTTCCAATCCTTGTAAGCCTTAGTACGTTTATCTCCTTTAAATTCTTTCATAATCTCCATTTATATAATTATCATAGTGTTCAGAAAAGTTTTCTTTTAGATCTATTTTACATTTCTTTAATGTATTAAATATACTAACCCAACTAATGCCAGTTTCTTTAGCTAATTTTCTAATACTCATATCGGTATCACGGTACAATCTAAATAATCTTTTGTCATACCAATGCCAACTATCAATATACTGATCTAACGTTTCACAAAACTTATAATATGCCTCCTGCTCATCCATATTGCTAAAATGTTCTAACTGTATGTCATCTAAACTAACTTTAGTTATTTTATTTTTAGCATTATAAAATTGATAATATAAAGATCTTAATGTAAAAAATATATAGCCATTGCTAACCTTACCATCTTTTATTATTTTTTCAGGAGTAGTATACTTATAAAGTGCAATGTACATTTCTTGTACAATATCTTCAGCATAATCATATTCACCAAAAGAGTTCACTACTCTTATCCAATGTTTATGTTGTTTTGCTACTATGTTAAGCCAGTCATTCATTAGAAGTCTAAAAGTTCGTTTACATTAGTATTATTAGAGTGAAGTATATCAACACCTAGAAATTCAAATCCTACATTGTTTCTAACCATTCTTAATCTTACTGGTTCTTCTATAGGTGTAGGTCTTCCACCTGTTTCTACCTCTTTTACTTTTCTTACATGTATATCTGAGTACATCCATTCTGTAGCATGTTGTGTATATCTATGAATAGTAAATACATCATCCGCTCTATTACCCCACTTACCACCGCCTTCTACATCTGCCATACTTGGAGGTTGAGGTAAACCAGCATATTCATGATCTTTTAGATGTGTTCTTCTAAGTGCTTCTGTTACAGCATGAGTATTTAACCATATAGATACATTATTGTTTTTACAAAATAACCTGAATTCACTTGCTACTTCATAATCATATTCGTGTGAGTTTATACCACGTAATAAATTTCTATCTTTATTTAAAGAATTGTAAGGGTCTATTAGTAAACCGTGATATTCAAAATCCTTTTTAACTTCTATAGCTTCATCTAATAATTTCTTATAAGTATAAGCATCTGACACATCTATAATTTTAAAATACTCGTTAACCCATTCAAGAGTTTCTTGTATTTCTTCATCTGTCATTTTAGAAATTGGTTTGCCGGTTTTAAATTCTATAATTTTCCTTGCAATACTTTGCGGAGTATTCTCAGCAGAAAATATAAGCCATTTGATTTTATGTTTAATAGTATAAAGTAACATTGTGTAAATAATAACAGTTGTCTTACCAACATTGGCGTGACCAATTATTATATTAAAATTACCTTGCTTAAATCTTATGTGCTCATCTATTTCTGTTACACCAATTTTAAGTCCTTCTTTTACTCGACCATATTTTATGTCAAGTATATTTTCCTGTAGTTTGTCTATTTGTGCTAACATAAAAAAAAAGGGGAGCATAAACTCCCCATATATTAAAAGTCTAGTAAATCATCTATGTCCTTGTCACGCTCTGGGTTCTGTTCGGTATTAGTTACTTGCTCAACTCTTTCAGCCGTTACAATACTACCGTCATTCCAAACAACTTTGCCATTACCAATGTATGTTCTTGCTTCCTTAGCTTCTCTTTCTTCTTTTGATTGAGAAATATACATACTTGCGTTTTGACCATATTGATTTGTCTCATCTCCAATTGCTACAACAGCATTTAGATATTTACCATCTTTAACTTTAGTTTTATCTATTTTACTTAGATCCAAACTTACACTTATTAATCCTGCCATTTAATTTATTTTTAAAAGTTCTTCTTTAACTGTTTTACTTAATTTATACTTACTTTGAATCGATTGAATTTTACCACCGTTTTTAATAAACTCAGTTGCTTTACTGAATTCTGGTGTATTTAAGTTCAACCATTTTTTATTATCTTTTACTTCATTTACAGTTGCATTAGCATCATCGTCTTCAGCTTGTAAAGCCAATAAAGATTGCAACGTATAACGTCTGTAATAGGTAATAGCGCTACCAAGTTTTTGCGGATCAGATATTTCAGGTAAAAACATAGAAGACTCTACGCTACCACCATCAGTGTCTATAATTACACTTTTAACTTGTCCATCTTGGATAGGTTGTAATAATACTAAGTTCTGTTTTTGCAACAAAGGTGTCAACTGCTTTAATAGCGAGTTAATATCAAAGTATTTAGAATTGTAAAAAGGATTAGTTACTTCTTTACTAATAGTACCAATCTCTTTCTGAACATTTAGTAGTTTATTATATATGTTCTTTTGCATTTTCAATAACTTCTAATTGTGCTCCATAAAATTCTACTTTCTTTTCAAGTCTTTCAACTTCACCCTCCAATGCTTTTATCCTAGCATTTTTAAGTCGTAATAAATCATCTGTATGTGTCATATAAAATTAATTTATACAAATATATAAAAACTTTTTAATAAAAAAAAACCGGCAATATAAAAATTACCGGCTTCTTAATAAACACAACAGAAATTACAGAGAAAAATCTTCAATCTTTTGTTTATAATAATCTAGTTTTTCAAGCAGATCATCGTTAGAAAACTTAACAATTTGTCTTGATGCTAAATGTAAAGAATCAGCTGTACCAGATCCATAGTCATTATCTAAATTTGTTCCAAATATATATTGTTCACCGTATCTAAATACATTACAAGCTGAACATTGTACTTGGCAATTAGTATCATCCCAACGAGTCGCATAATGTTTACGGCTCATGAAATGTCCACACTGTAATTTTTTCCAATGATCTTTTTTTCCACATGTATAACACTCGGTAGTCCCATGTGCATCAGCGTAGCGTAGTCGTATGTATTGGCTAAATGCATTATCTAATTTTTTTACTATATTTTTTCTTGATTGCTTTTTCACCTAACATTGGTTGATTAACAACATATCTCCTAAATCTCTATCTAAATTTTTTATAGCTCTATATATAATTCTAGACTTCTTTTTAGTTTCATTCCTATCAGTCTTAGTAGAGTCACTACCTAAATTAGTATACATTATAGCATCTAATTCTAATAGCCTATCTATTTTATCTTTGTCTGATATTGTTTTGTAGTTTAAAATTTTATTAACCATGTATTCTGTCATTTTAGTAAATATAATAAATTAGAATTAAAAAGAAAAAAGAAAAAGGGTAAAAAGAAAAAAGAAAAAAGCCAAGCAAAAAAGAAAAATTTAAATACCTGATCCAACAGCCGTCCATCTTTATTAGGTTGCTGAAGTATGTTGTAAAAGTATATAAAAATGTTTTTGTCAAGACAGAAAGTTATTAACTACTTTTTTTACCTTTCTCCCAAGTTCTACCAACGAAGTATGCTCCGTACACTGTAACCAATAATGTTTGAAATATTGGTACGTACTCTTTTTGAATTTCAAATCCTCCAATGTTACCGTCGGTAAAAGAAAGAATTGTAAAAATTCCTGTAAGAAACACCATAATAAGTGGCCTAATGTTTTTCGAAAGAAAACTATCACTTTGCATATCATACTTCCATCTTTCCGTGACTTGTTCTTGCGCATCTTTATCAGCTTTTTCTAATAGTTCCTGTATGCTTCTTTTTGCTTCTAAGCGCTCTTCGTCGGTTGTAGTAAGATTATCTATTACGTTACCAATATCTTTCACTAGAGTACCTGAAATTAATTGTAGTAGCTTTTTCATTAGTATGTCCAAATAACGTTTTTGTCCTTATCTTTATCTATGTCAACGTGTATAAATGTTTTTGCAATGCCAATCCTATTAAAACCAACATCCTGTAAACACCATAAAAGTTCATGTCTATCTCTTGAATTATTACATGCAATATCAATGGCTAAACCTTTTAAATGGCTTGAATTATATTTACCACCAACCTTAGCATTATGTGCTTCTGTTCTATAACCAGAATTTATGTGAATAGGTTTATCAAATTTATCTCTAACAAGATCAATCATTTCTAATAACTTAGAATCCATTAATTGACCGCTTCCTTGTATGTCAGGACTATCGAATTC